AAGTAATTTCGCTGACGTTGCAAATAACTAACTGGCCGTCGGCTGATATAACCTCAACAGCTCCAGCTATCTTTTCGTCTACATTTATTCTTACCACTGTTACGGTAGTGGTTACGCCGTCGTTGGCTATGAAGCCACGCTTGCCGAGTAATTCTTTCATAGGAATTACGTTCGGTTCTTGTGTAGTAGTATCTGACATTCGTTAGGTCTCCTTTTAACGTTTGTTACGCTTATTATTATAGCCCGACCGCTTCCGTTTTACAAGCATATTTTGTTCGGAATTATCATCATCGAAACGGCGTCGCTTGTGTTTCTTTTTAGGCACTCCCTCCACTTTCTCGAAGTGCTGGTGAGTTAGCCCGGCCAAAGGACAATCGTCCCGACAAGGTATTTCAATTTGATTACTGGCCATTTCAGAAGCCCCCCATTCCCTTTATAGTTACCGTTCGACGATCGACCTCTTCAAGAGTGTCGGCTCGCTTCAGAATATAAGCTGTTTCACTATTGCCGATTTCGTGATTGCTTTGGCCTTCTAGTATGAAACCAGCGTCGGCCAAGGCTTGCTTCGATCGGACGCCTGACAGTCCATTCTTATCGAGCATATCGAAAACCATTCTGTCGGTCTTTTCTGAAAGGTCTTTGGCCAGTTGGAAGTAATTATTCACGGTGAGTACAACTTCCGTCGTTACAATCGTGGTGCTTCCAGCAAGTACTTTGTCCGTCTTCTTGGCCGGGCGTAACACAAACACAACCTTCAATTCGTTCGACCGCTAGGCCGCTGGCCGTCTCGATCGCTTCGACTAAACTACCTTCACTCAAATTAAGCTTAGTAGTCGAGCCGAAAGGGTCGCCTTTATTGAAGCCCTCGATATATTTACTGTCGATCGTGATTTCTACGTTGTTACTATCATCGACCTCGATTGTCATTTTGCCTTCTGATAAGGCCATTAGTCGCTGTATGTTTCTCACTTTGGAATACCCTCCTTCAAAATGATGAACTGATTATTTTTATATATGATTAAGTAAGCGTTACCTTGATAGAACCAACCCCAAGTCGGGAGGCTATTAAGGAACTTAGTTGTTTGAAATGTTCCCGGTGGAATTATTTCCCAGTACGTTATTTTCGTTCGAGACGTTCGACGTATTTGTAGCTGGTGCTGGTAGCGGTTCTGGTGTCGGGTCGAACTCAACTTCTGGAGCTGGCTCATTAGATACCTCGTTGTTCGTGTTTGTTTCTGAATTAACTAAAGGAGTGGCGGTTTTTTGTGTATCAGTAGTAGGACGATCGTCCGAACCTGTATCAGAATTTGGAGTTTCTGATACTACTTCGCTCCTAACTGGAGCTGGTTCAGGTCGCTTAACTTGCTCGACGTTCGAAGGCCGAGTTGTTGGTATGATCTGAATGTCGGAATACGCGGCCGCGATACCAGTAATACTTACGCTGGCTATGACGGCTAAGGTTACAATCGTTGGTTTAGTAAATTTCATTGAATTATATCTCTCCTCTTACTATATACGATTTGGTTATATTGACGAACCGTAAGCCGTTTCGGAGTTTTGATCTCCTCGACTGTTACACCGAAAGACTGAAATATTTTCCCAGCTTGCTCGAGTGCAATATCTGTTCTGGTCCTGGTAGCACGATCGAGAAGCGTCGGGTCGGTAAGTGCCTCGAGTTGCTGAGTAACTTTCATGTTACGGCTTCGTTCTAGCCGACGTACACGGACCACGACGTTTATAGTGGAGGTTAAGCTCATTACGCTCGCTCCAAGCCGTGAGCGTTGATTAGTCGCTCAGCGTTATTCTTAAGGCTGATAAATGTTTTGAAGGTGGCCTTAAGTTCACCGTTCACGAATAGCTTGAAAGGGTTATCCCAGCTGGTGATTTGCTGGAACTCGGCTTCGACTTCGAAACTGTCTTCCCAAGGCTTGTTAGAATTGTTGAAAAGAATGATCTCTTCGTCGATCAACTCTTGTTTAGTAAATAGTTCTTGCATTTGTTAGGTCTCCTTTATTTAACTTATGCTACTACTAATTTACCGCTTCCGTTTAGCTATGTCAATACCATTTTGTTCGGAAATTTGTTCGATTTATCCACAAGCAGTTTTAAGGTAGAATAAACAGTAGCCGAAAAGATTTTGTTAGGTCTCAACTCTCGAAACGTTCGGCTAGGGCTCACCCCCGGCCACCGTCATAAAGGCGGTGGTTTTTATTTAGCTTTTCTTAGCTCACGCTTCATACAGGTAATGAAATAAGCCAACTCGCTATTCTTGCCTGTACTGGCCTCGATTGCATTATTTATAACAGCCTCGCTTAAGTCCCAACCGACACGCCTGAAGAGCGGTATATGGCTCTCAGAACGAAAGCGATCGACTAAGCGAGCTACTATTCCGTCTACCTGATTTACGCTCTTATGATTTCTTATGATCTTATGAGTATTTAACTCGTTAAATTTCTTATGGTCATATGAGGAACGAGACGCTAAAGTTTGTTCGATTTTTTCCATTGACAATACACCCCCAGCCCCCTATAATTGAAGTCAGACTAAGTACGAGAGCAAACTCTCAACAAAGCCTCCGACAAAATTTCGGGGGTTTTTAATTTTACCCTGTTATCAGGCGACTAGTACGCTTGAATTGTTTTACTCGGTTCGACGACTAAGTACGAAAACGAGGTAGATTTATCATAACCTATCGCCTTGCTAGTTGTAAATGGTTATGTTCGGGCTACCTGTGAATAAAGCTGTGGAAACAGTGGATAACTCCGAAGCAAAAGCGTATTGTTTAAGCCGAACAAATTGGGTATACTAGGGACACCACGCTAAACGGAGACCTAGCATAGTGCCATTACTGAATTACACGACCAAAGTTCCAGTTACAAGGAGTGTCGAAGCCATACAAAAAGTGCTCGTTAAACACGGTGCTTCTAGTATCATGCAAGATTTCGACGATCATCAGCAATTACTAGCGATTTCATTCAAGCTTAAGCTTAACGGTCAGGAGTTGGCTTTTCGCCTACCTATCGACTGGCGTTCGACTTTCGAAGTCATGAAACAGGACGGAACTCCTCGAGCCTTGCTTAACGAAGATCACGCTCGCCGGGTATCGTGGCGAATTATCAAAGACTGGGTAGAAGTCCAGTTAGCGATCGCCGAAACGAAAATGGTTACTATTCCTCAAGTGTTCTTACCATACGCCGTAAACCAAGACGGAAAAACTTTATATCAAATTGTCGCTGAGAACCCGACGCTATTACTTGGAGGTGGAGAATAATGTTCCCTATGAAACTGATCGAAGATTATAAAGTTTTAAGCTACTATCCTGACCCTAATAATTTAGAGAAGGAAGTCCAGAAGCGATTAAAAGACGGCTGGACTTTACTCGGCTCGGTTCAGACAACTTTTAGCCCCGAGCATGGTTTGGTATATACCCAAGTCATGATTAAGGTGGCTGATAAATGAGCCGCGTCTTTACGATAATGCTTCGACCTCACGGCGAGACTACTGGCCTTATGATCTACCAAGCTCGAGCCAAGGACTATAACTCGGCCGTATTGCTTATGAAAATTCAGGGCGTCGTTCCGAAATTCGATATTCTTAGTTACACTGAACGGCCAACTCGTGAGTTCGTTACTGGCTTGCTATTTCCCAGGACCATAAAATCAGCCAAGGGCGTCGCCGAAAATCAGGCTGGCGGTTGGCGTGATTATTTCCGTCCGATCATTTGCTGGCTGAAAAGAAACCACCAACTCGCTAGGTTCGGGAAGCATGGTAGTTATTGCAAAAAATGTAAAGGAGTATTCCCAGAATGACCGAACTAGAAACCGTAAAGGGAGCGGCTATATTGCTCTCGCAAATACTCTGTATGAATACCAACGCCACGACTGGCTCAATCACTATAGGCGGTCTTCAGCGTAAGGACGGCTCGGACAAACCAAAAAACTATCGTGTCGTAGTAACTGAACTTTCCGACGAGGAAGTAGAACATTATCAAAAACAGGAGACTAAAAAATGAAAAAAACAATGACCTTATTCCAACACTTATTTCTATGCTTAGTAGTATTCTTTAGCTGTTTCGGTGGAGCTTATTTATTCCTCATGAACTGGCAAATTCAACACGCCGTTCTTTGGTATATCTTTTGTTTGATCGTCCTAATTTTAATTCTGTTTAAGCGAGGCTCAGATGAATGATACTCAAAAACGAATACTGAATTATATCCGTCGCTATACTAAGCGGAACGGCTTCGCTCCTACTCAAAGGGAGATCGCCGCTCACGCCGAGCGTTCTGTAAGTACCGTAAGTGAAGCTCTGGCTGGGCTTGAAGCTCTGGGTAAGATTACTCGGAATTCAGCTCGATCAGCTAACCAAGGAAAAGGGCGAACAATTAGTTTACCCGGCTCTGATTTGAACTCTCGGAGGGTAGACCTATGATCGCCCGAAACCTCCGTTTGTTCGTTTTTTGTTCGCTCCCCTACCCTGCTGATACAGCTAAAAAAAGTCCCCTAACAGGGGTGAAACTTTTTTCTATGCGAGAGCGGGGGAGTAGGGGAGTGCTAAGCATAAGTATATAAAAAGAAGGGGTGAGTAATGTCAAAACTAAGCGATCGTGTACCACAAAACAATATATGTCCAGTTGATCGAACACTGTTCGAAGAGAACGCCAGCGGAAGTAAAATCTACTGCTCGCCTAAGTGTAAGAAGATAGCCGACGCCGAGAAGCGTCGCCAGAAAAAGTTCCACGTTAGGTTAGCTGAGTATCGTCGTCTCGGCGGTATACTTGGTCTCGAAGACGGCCAAGAAGCGACCATGCTTCGGAAGCAACTCCAGAACGCCGACAATCAACTATCAACAAATGGCCGAGTAATTTTATTTAGCTGGCTCGTTATCGCGGCTCTAGTGGTGGCTCTGATTGTGGTAGCTCAGTAATGGAGGGAGAGAAACCTTTCGTTTCTGGCCGAGCTGTTGAAGCCGAAATTAAACGATATAAATACCAGACTTTCGACAAGCTCGTTGATCTCGCTTTGGACGGAGTGGTTACAATGCCCGAAGCTTTGAAGGCGGTTCGTGAAGAGTTCGCTGAGGACGTTACAGAAAATGCCTAAACGCCCGGAGGAAATCAACCAGCTTATAGCCGACGAATATCGGGTCCAGGCTGAGCTTGATAGAATTCACTCGCGGCTCGAGCAATTACTCGGAGAAGTGGCGGTCGGTCAAATAACCGAACCGCCACGCTATCGAGCTTATGGAAACTTAATAGTCCTTCGGGCTCAGTCCGATCGACCAGAAGGAGATACTCCAGCATGAGCGACGTAAGTCCCTATATAGAAATTGTTGAGGCTGGAACTTCCGATAGTGGGAAGACTAAAATCTGGTACGTCAATAACAAACGAGACCCCAGTGATACACCGGGTATTATCAAGTGGAACGGTGGCTGGCGTAAGTACGTTTACTATTCGTCCGAAGCTTACTATGACTGGGAATGTCTTCGCCAGATCGCTAATTTTATCGAGGCGGCTACTCAGGAGCATAAATTGAAATGAAAAAAGGCGACAAAGTTAAAGTTCAAGTCAAGCCATATATGACCCGAGAGGGAGTATTCGTCCGTATGATTAGACAACCTGTTTGGATAAGGCTCGCCAACAAATCGGGAATGGGCTATCCTCGCTGGTGCTACGTCCAGTTTCGGCCTAATAAACTACCTAGCCGCGTACTCTACGCTCATGTGAGTAAAATTTATGATAATTAAGCGTACTGGAAAATGTCAGGCTTGCGGCTCTCCAGTGGCCGACGTTAAAAATTTCCCCGAGGTTGTGAATATGTTTGAACCCGACGTACCCAAGGGGACTATCACCAAAGACATAGGCGAGGAGATCAGGGCTTGGAAAAAGCGACCGCTTCGCTGTGAATACCATAGGAAGGTAGCAAAATGAAAAAAGTAATTATAGCTTTCGACGTAGACGGTACTTTAATTCGTAATGATAGCGACGGAGATATGGACGGTGGAGTTCCTGTCGCCAACGAACGTATTCGCTCTATGCTTGTCGCCTTCGCTAGTTTCAAGAATACTAAGATCGTTGTTTGGTCTGGAGGTGGTGAATTATACGCTCGCCAAATCGCCAGTCGTCTCGGAATAGATAAATATGTGGACGCCTATTACTCCAAAAACCTCACTGGAAAAAATGCCGACGGAAGCCATACGTTCACCCCTGAAATCGTTCCAGATATTGCTATAGACGATATACAAAGCTGTGAGCTGGGACTAATCAACCTTATCGTCCGAGAAAAGTAGATAGTAGAAAATAAGTAGTCGAACAAAGTGATATAGTAGAACCATGAGCAAGAAGAGTAGCAATAGTAAACCAGTAGCTCCCAACAAGAAGACAATTCCTTGGGACGTTATTCGTGCTGAATTTATTGCTGACGAAACGCTAACCTTCTCTGTTATCGCTAAAAAACATGGTATATCTAAATCATCTGTTGGGAAAAAAGCAAAAGCTGAAGACTGGAAAAGTTTGCGAAAAGTTTCTACTGATAAAGGCGTTGAGGCTGTTCAAAACCAAAAGGCCGACCAAATCAAGGACGCTAACAAACGCCACCTCGAGGAAGCTCAGCTTATTCAGGCGGCTACTATCGAAGGTATTCGTAGAATTAAGGATAACGAAGTAGAAGAGACTATTTGGTTTCGCTCTGGTGAAGAGGACGCCCCGGCTGATCTTGAAGAGGGTGAACGCCGAGAGAAGGGTCGTCGCTATATCAACGGTCCAGTCTATTACTCAAAGACACTCAGCGAGCTTATTCGATCGTATCGTATCGCCGCTGACCTTGAACGAAATGTACTTGGCTTAGCCAACAACGTAACTAAATTTGGAGACGAAGACGGCGTAGAACAGCCGATCGTTTACGACATTATGGGAGGGGCTACGAGTGGAAAATCAGAACAGCCAAGCGACAGCGACCTTACCTCAGCCTCCAGTTAGCCCGAAGCAAGCGGAGTTCATTCAAGCCCTTCGCTCGCTACGTTATCGTTTCATGTTATTCGGTGGCGGTACTGGTGGAGGGAAATCTTGGTTAGGTGCTCAGCTATTCATTAACCTCGCTATGAACCAGCCGGGGACGGCCTACGGTATCTTCCGTAAGAACTCCACCACTCTAAAGCGAACCACGCTCCGAACGTTCCAGAAGTACGCTCGTAAGCACAATATCAAGGAAGGCCGCGACTACGAAGTTAATCAGTCGGGCGGTGTTACTTGGCGTTTCAAGAACGGTTCGACTATCGACTTTATGGAATTGGACGTCTCTAAAGACCCTGAATTGAATAAGCTCGGTGGTTTGGAACTTACCGCCGCTATGATCGACGAAGCCGACGAAGTGGCCGAGCAAGCTTTCAACACCCTTCGTTTCCGTATCGGTCGTAATAACTTCAACGGTGAGAAGGCTTTCATTTACCTTACTTGCAACCCGAACCAGACTTGGGTAAAGCGTATGTTCTACGACCCAGCCAAGAAGGGAACACTCGGCGAGCCGTTCTATTTCCTCGAGAGTTTGATTACTGATAACCCCTTCCAAAGCTCCGAGGCCTTGGCTTCAGCGTCCGACCCGACAGCTCCGAAGCAATACGTCGAACGTTACTTTAAGGGTAACTGGAACTACGTCCAGTCCGATAACGCTATCATTCAGCTCGTGGAGTTCGAGTATTCATTCCTCGAAGTGCTTCCACCAAGAGAAACGGAAAGCTACGTTGGCTTCGACCCTAGCCGTGAAGGAGACGACATTCCAGCCCTTGCTCGTTGGGACGGTGGCGTTCTGGCCGATCTGGTTAGCCACGAAGTACCTGAAGACCTGAAGAGCGAACACTTTGATTACGGTGCTTATCACGGCCAGTTTATTATCGACTACTGTACGGCTCACAATATCCCAGCTCAGAACGTCGCAATCGACGGCGTTGGTAACGGTGGAACGGTGATCGACTACCTGAACGGAAAAGGCTTTTATGTTCGGACTTACAAGAGTGGTTTCACTGACGGCTTAGAGCAAATCATAGACCCTAACACGCCAACGAATAGCAAGGGCGAACGATCAGGAACTAAAAAGTACCCAGATATTCGCTCTCAAACGTACTGGAATATGTGTCGTGATTTGGCCTCTCGTAAGTGTCGAGTGTACGAGGACATACCATATCGGGACGAATTTCAAAAAGATTTATTGGCTCATACCTATACTACTGACAGCAAAATGCTTATAGTAGAGGGCAAGGATAAAGTCAAGAAGCTACTCGGCCGATCACCTGACTTTTCCGACGCCGCCGAAATGGGGTATTGGGTTTCCAAGCTTCCACGCCGAGGAGGTGAAATCATATCAGGTAGAAGTTATAGAGACATTTTGAAATCTAGGCGTTAGAATACCTCTAATGCTACAATATCAACAGAAGGAATGAGGCCAAATGATAACGACAAAAATCGACGACAAAGCACTAGCCCGACCGGGTAGAAAAGACCTCGAGAGCGAACTCGGTACAGCTGGCTCGACGGTTGGTTATTTTAAGGACTTCGGCCTCGATACTCCACCAACTATTCAGAAGCTCGAAAGAATGTTGAATAACGACGGTACTATCCGAGCGTTATATCAAATTCTTACCTTGCCGATCTTGGCCAACAAATACCGCTTCGTAGCTGACCCAGAAGACGAACTCAAAACAGGAGACGATCTTACTCACCCTCAGCGAGACGTCATTAAGAATAACTTTGAATTGCCACCTCACAAGGGCGGTCTTTCAATTCCCTTTCAGTCAGTTATCGCTCGTATGCTTAGGGCTCGGCTCACTGGCTACCAGCCTTTCGAGAAGGTATTCACCAAGAACAAGGACGGCCTGATCGTTTATAAGAAGCTGGCTTTTCGCCCGGCCGACGGTGTAGAAATTCAGAGAGACGCTAACGGCGGTTTCGCTGGCTTCAAACAGTACGTCATGAAGGAAGGTAAGGCTGGCTACGTTACGATCGACACCGATAAAGCGTTCCTATTTACCGTGAACCAAGACGTAGACCCTGTTACTGGTGAGAGCGATTTCCGAACCGCTTATTACAGCTACGATAAGAAACACCGACTTTATTACCTCTACGAACGTCAGGCTGAAACTGGAGCTATGCCTCCTAAAATGCTCAAGCCTGTCGGCGAGAACAACGATACCAAGGAACAGAAGGAAGCTAATCTCGCGGCTGTTGAAGATTTCGGTTTGAATACCAGTGTCCTCGTTCCAGCTGGCTATACTCTCGAGCCTTTCGATATGGGTTCTGGCCGTCTCGACCCTCTCCCGGGCGTCGAACACTATAACGGTGAAATGAGCCGATCAGTATTAGCCCAACAGATTTTAATGGGTACTGACGGTAAGACTGGTTCTTACAACTTGGCCGAAACTCACTCAGACGTACTTATCATGAGCCTCGAAAGCACTATGCGAAATATCGAGCAGTTTATTAACTTCTACCTAATTCCTCAAATTCACGAGTATAACTTCGATAAGCCTCTCTATTGTGAGTTCCACTTCGACGATATGACGGACGAAACTCGCCAAGTTACTATCGACATCTTCACGAAGCTAATCGACAAACTTCCTACTGGTATACCGCTCGAGTTCCTTCAAAAGCTTACTGAGCAAATGGCTGATCGCCTTGGTATTGACGTCGAGAACTACGAGCCTAACAGCCTGGTCCCAGCGAAAAGTGAAACTACTCCAGCTAAAACGGACACCAGCAAGGCTTCAAAAAAAAAAGAACTAGCCAGCGATAAATGGCGACGCCCTGTTTTTGATTACGAGAACAAGGTAGACTTCGCTGGTATTGAGGTTAAAATGGACACGCTCGAAAGCGAGTTTGTGGATAACCTTCGCCCTGTATTCAATAAGGTATTAGACCAAGCTATCGACGATGTTCGCCCTATGCTGGACGCTGGAGAGATCGACAAGCTCGATACTCTGGTTATGAAATTCCCTAACGAATACAAGAACATTATCAAGGCCACTATGACGGACGGCTACAACTTCGCTAAAAAGGGAGCTTCTGAAGAGCTTGAGAGTAAGATACCAGCAACGCCGACTTCAAGTAAGGACTTCGTAAACCAAACCGCTCAGTCAATCACTGATAAGCAACTCGAAGACCTTCGTTTCATTATTACCTCGACTATCACCGGGGAATTCCATAAAGGCCAGCTCTCAAATGAGAAGGTTAATCTCTCGGCCGACGACGTAATTAGCCAGCTTCAGGAACAGTTCGAAGAGTTCTTTAGCGGTAAGATTGCCCTAACTGGTGGCGTGATCGTAGCCGAAAGCGTTAATCGTGGCCGCGACGATGTATTCAGCAAGTATAAGAGCAAGATTTCGAACTATACCTTCTCGGCTATCCTGGACCGAAAGACTTGTGATTTATGTGCCGCCTTGGACGGTTCGGTAGTTACTGAACAGGAATATAAGAATACTCGATTTGTTTGTCCTCTCCATTATCTCTGTCGCTGTATCTGGGTAGCGGTGCTTAAAACCGACCCGAATATCCCCGACAATACTGGTTTCCCCGACGGTATAGACGACCTGATCGAGAAGTTCCAAACATTAAGTAGGGAAGCTGGCCACGCCGACCAGTTGCATAACCATAACTAGGAAGGTAGTATTAGACTATGAATGATAAAAACCAAGTGCTAACTTATTTGAACACCGAAGGCAAGCGAGACTTCGCTAAGGTCGCTGGTGCTTCTGGCAAGGTTTACTCAAAGCAAATCATTAAGTTCGGAGATTATGTAGACCCTTGGTTTCCTGACTGGCCTATGACGCTTGATAGCGAATGGGGCGATATGATTGTTGCTAACTACGATAAAGGTGTCGTTGGCCGGGTAGCTGTTCCAGCTTCTCATACTGACGACCCTGAAAAGAACCGAGGCGAGTTGATCGCTTTGGAAAATGACGGTGAAGGACTTGTTGGCCAGCTAGATATTCGAGACCCTGAAATGGTCGATCGAATTGAGAATAACCTAGTCTGGGACGACAGTATTTCGTTCACGAATAACTATGTGGACGAAAAGGGTATCGGTCATGGTCCCGTATTGTTCCACGTTGCGTTAGTGAACAACCCTTATATTACTGGAATGAGTGGCTTCCAAGCTCTCAGTAAAGTAGTATCAGACCTTCGGTTCAGCTTTAGCAAAACTCATAAAGGTAGTGCTATAGTATTAAGTAAATCAGTAAAGGAGTTCAATAAGATGTTAAAGACTATCAAGAACGAAAAAGAGTACGAAGTAAAAGTTAATTATCAAGACGCTGACGGAAAAGATCAGGAAGTTACTATTGCCGCTGGCGGTGAAATCGAAGTTCCTGAAGCTACTGCTGAAGCAGTTACTCAGCAAATCGAAGCTTCTGTTGCTCCTGAAAAGGAAGAGACAGCTGAAGAGAAAACCGCTCGTGAAGCTAAAGAAGTTGAAGACGCTAATATTGCCGCTGGCAAAAACGCCGACGGTTCTGAAAAGACCAACGACGGTAACGTTGCAACTCCTCCAGCTGACGCCGCTGGTACTACTACCGACAACCCCGACGCTGGTACTCAGGGCGATCTATCTAAAAAAGACCGTGAAGAGCTTGAAGCTTTCCGCTCTAACGCCGCTGAAGCGACATTCAGTAAATTAGTGGACGAAGGTAAAGTCGTTCCAGCTCAAAAGGCCGAGATCGTTGAGTTCGCAAAAACTCACGGAACGGAAGCCGTCGTTAAGATGTTCTCAAACGCTAAACAGGTTATTGACTTTTCTGAGCGTGGAAGTCAAACTAACGATAAGGATAAGCAAGACGAAAGTCAGGCCTCCGGTGGTAAAGACCTTTCAAAGAATGTCAAACAGTGGAGCGACCTTTCGCAAGCTGAACGAGATACTAACCAAAAACTCGGCGTCAGTGAAACGATGTTCAACGAAACAGCTTTGGCAAACCCAGCGTTTTACCAAAAACCTGTTAGTAAATAATTAAGTAAGTAAAAAAGAAAGTATAGGTAAAAGTCATGGCTAACCAAACCCAAGACCGAGAACCGAGCCGACAGGAAGGACTTCAGTTAGCTCTCAAGGCTACCAACGTTAAGTTCTTTCGTGGTGCATTGGCTATGTTCGACGCTACGACTGGTTTCGTAGTTAAAGCCGCTGACGCCGCTGGCGGTGTTCTAGCTGGCGTTGTAACAGGTCAAAAAGACCTATCAGCTTTGGCCGCTGGAGCTGGCCGAGTTGAATTGTATCGTAAGGGAGTTTTCGAATTCACTTATGGTCCAGGCGGTGCAACCGACGCTCTAGTTGGGGACGTAGTTCACGTTCTTGACGACCAAACAGTAACAACCCCAGCCGCGTCAGCAAACGACGTAGTAGCTGGCTCGATCGTAGAAGTAGTTTCGGCTACCAAAGTTCGAGTAGAAATTAAGACGGGAGCTTAATCAAATGAACCCGAACACTCTCCGAGAAGGTTTCCAAACGATCTTCCTAAAAGCCTACAATGAGGCGACACCTGTTTGGCCAAAAATCGCTACCAAAACTACTTCCGAAGGTTCTGAAGAGGACTACGGTTGGTTAGGTAACGTACCGGGTATTCGTGAAATGAACGGTGAGCGTATGCCTAAAGGCCTTAGCTCATACGATTACACGATCAAGAACAAAGAGTTTGAAGGTACTGTTGAAGTCCGTCAGACCGACATCGACGACAACAAGATTGCAACGAAAGACGCTCTTGTTACCGCTCTCGGTGCTCGTGCCGCTTTGTTCCCTGACCAGTTAGTATTCGATCTTCTTAAGTCAAACGGCCTAGCCTATGACGGTCAGAACTTCTTTGACAACGATCACGAAGAGGGTCTTAGTGGCACTCAGAGTAACGTCTTGTCTGGTTCTGAAATCGGTAGCTCAACAACTCTTACTGAGGACGTTTACGCGGCCGCTAAGGTTCGCCTCGGTGGTTTCTTGGACGACCAAGGTGAGGTTATGTACCCAGATATGGGTAAGCCTATCGTTCTTGTACCGCTTGCTCTTGAAGGAGCGGCTAAGAAGTTGTTCCGAGCTAACGTAGGTGGTGGTGATACCAACATTTACAGCGACGACGCCGAAGTTGTAGCTTCTGCTCGCCTAACTGCTCCGAAGGTATTCTACGTCTTGAACGTAAATCAGGGTATCAAACCTCTGATCTACCAAGAGCGTCAGTTTATCCCTATGGAGTACGACGGTGGAGACGCTTCACAAGAAGCTTCTCACGAACGCTTCATGCGTCGCCGATTGCTGTTCGGTCCATATATCCGAGCGGCCGCTGGTTACGGCGACTGGCGAACTGCTGTTCGTGTAACACTATCCTAATCGGTAGTTAGGGAAGCCCTTCGGGGCTTTCCTCTAGTGCCGACTAAATAGCACTCTTAAGGAAGGAGACCACTTATGTCAAAACTATACAAAGTCCGTTTACTCGCTCACGCTGGCCTACACCGCCGTCGTGCTGGTTTATATCTCGAAAAAGGTGTACCTCAAACACTAGAACTTAGTAAAGACCAACTCGCCGAGCTTGAGGCCGACGAATTTATTCAGGTTAAAGAAGCTGACGGCGTTGTTTCAAACGCTGGAGAAGGCTCTACAACTCCTCCACCAGCTCCAAAACGTGCCGAGCTTGACGCTAAGGCTACCGAATTAGGCTTGAACCCTAAAGATTACAAGAATATCGAACAGGTAACTACTGCTATCGAAGAGGCTGAAAAGGCTCTCGAGAACCAAGACGACGACGAAGAGGAAGAGGACGTTGTTCTTACCGATCTCTCAATCGACGATCTAAAAGTTATCGCTACCGAGCTTGAATTGAATACGGCTGACTACGCCGACGAAGACGCTGATACCGAAAAGCTTAAGCTGATCGAAGCTATCGAAGCAAAAAAAGCTACTGAGGAATAAGCCTCATGAGTTACCTCACTCGCCAGTCTGTCCGAGAGGAAGCAGGGTTTCAGGAAGTAGAAACTGAAGCCCTTGCTGGCGTTGCTGACGGTACTAACCAGAATTTCGCGGCTTCCCGAACGCCGATCGTTGATAATACCGACGACGACGTTCTGGGGGTAGCCGATGTTCTTGTTAGAGTAAACGGCGTCCCTGTAGACGTCTCTGAAATAAATGGCACTACTGGCCTTATCACTTTGGCCGTTGCTCCACCTGAAGACGCTGAAATTACTTGTCAGTATGCAAGCTCAGCTCTTCCAGACAGCTATATTACTAAGCTGATTACTGAAGCCGAGAGTATGGTAAACGGTTCAATTCGTAAATATGCGATCACTCCACTATCAGAAGAGAACCCAAACTATCCAAGGGCTCGCCGAATTGCCGTCCTTTACGCTGGTGGCTTCGCTCTTATTCGTGATTACGGTAAAAATACCGACACCGAGGAAACTTCCAAGGACGGTTACGAGAAATTGAAGACCGCTAAAAAGCTTCTCGAAGAGCTTATGACTGATATGAAAGATAATTCCGACAGCTCTTCCACTGGTGGCGAGGCTAAAACTGTCTCTGAAGGACATATCTTTAACCACCATAACGGAGAAGATCGAACGTCGCACAATTACTTCATGCGTAAGAGGTGCTAATATGGCCTTCCGATTACAAATGTCGCTCGAAGGGGAGACACAAATAGACCGTATTTTAGGTATCGCTGTTCAAGGCGTTACCGATTTTCGTGAACCGCTCCAAGCCAGCAAGGTTATAATCATGGACCGAGTGGAACAGAACTTCGATCGCCGGGGAGCTTTATTCGGTGGCTGGACGCCTCGTAAAAAAGATAAGCCTTGGCCACTACTCGAACAGACTGGGAAAATGCGTCGATCATTTACTAGCGACGTATCGGCCACTCAATTAAGGGTCGGAAACTCTGACGATAAATTCAAGTACCACCAGAGTAATAAAGCTAGGACTAAAATTCCTCGCCGTGTAATGCTCGCTATTGACGAACCCTCAGCTATACTAATAACTAAAGCGTTTCAACTTTATCTCGTAACGCTAATGAGAGGAAACAAGTAATGGTCCAGGCTAAGAAACACAACTATCGAGACCCGATTATTACCAAGCTGATTGCCCTATTCGAAGAGCTTGGACCAGAAGAGCTTAAGGGTAAATACTATTACGGTAGCTTATACGCTCTTCCTCAAAACCAGAACGTTCTCCCGGCTGTATTTATCAGTCAGGGTAGAGATCAAGGTTCAGCTGAAGGAACTGGCCGCGACCAAAGCCGAAAGACTTACCGAATAGAAGTTTCTGTTGAATTGAAAAAAGAGTGGGGTCGGTCAGCCAAGGCCGTCGAAACTCACATGGACTTACAGCGTTATTTATGCGGTATGGACGAAGAGACTTTCGACTGGCTACCAGATAGCTTTATGTCAATACTTCGGGCTCACGAAACGCTCGACGGTGAAAAGAAACTGTATATCGACCTCGGCTCGATTACTGACGCTACGATTTTACCCGGCGTTGAAGCTCGGGGTGTCGGTATATTTACTTACGAAGGAATGATACAATTTCAAGTAAGACATAACCAGCTTAGGCCAGTTAAGCCTTCCCAAGCATAAGAACATTGTATTATTCAAGCAATAAAGGCTATAATTTAATCAACAGGAGAAATATCATGAGCGAACCAGCAAAAAACGAAGATCACGATTTGACACTACCAGAAGGCGAAAACCTTCCGACTATAAACGATACCGAAGTTCAAACCGATCTTCCTGAAGCTACGGACGACAGTCAGGAACACCAAGAAGCCAGCGATACCGAAACGTATATGGTAACTCTTGGCGGTAAAGTTTACTCTGTTAAAGCTAAAAACAGTGTTGAGGCTGGTAAAAAAGCTCGGTCTCTCTACGATAAAGAAACGAAGGAGACAAAATAATGAGTGATGTTATTGGCCGAAACGTAGCCTTCGGCTTCCAAAAAGAAACTGTTCGTGGTACTGCTATTCAATCAGCCGTTAAGTGGGTCGGTAAATTAGACTTTGACTTTAAGCCAACTGTCGAAACTATCACCAACGAGAGCGGTTTTAACCATATCGCTAAGAACTCTCGTGTCGATATTATCCGTAAGGGCGGTTCTGGTGGACTGACTTCAAAGATTTTCGATAAGCAAGTCGGCGACCTTCTAACTATGGCCTTCGGTCAAGTTCCTACTTCAGTAGCCGTTTCTGGCGATACTACTGTCTACGATCATACCTTCGCTTTATTGAACAGTAACTCTCACCAGTCTTACACGCTTCATACTGTTGAAGGCGATATTATCCAAAATAGCTACCCCGGTGCAATCTTGGACGAAATCACGATCGACATTGTTTCGGACGACTACGCTAAGATAGCCAGCTCATTCATGAGCCGAAAAGCTGTCGTTCCAAGTCCTACACTAGTCCCAGCCTACACCGAAGAGAACGAGTTCCTTCCTGTTCACGCTGGCCTTAAGGTAGTTGCTAAGGGTGGCGATCTTACAGCCGCTTCAGTCGTAGCCGATGTTACTGAAGCTCACCTTACTATCAGTAAGAACGCTTTCAATAAGGTCTCTCTCGGTACTGACGATAGCGACCCTCGTAACACTGTTGTCGAAGCCAACCTTGAAGTTAAATTATGGTACAACGGAACAACCTTCCGAGCTTACCGTGATAACCAAACTAAGCTCGCGGCTCGCCTTCAGGTAATCAACACTGACGTTACAATCGGTACTACCAGCAAGCCTACGCTTACGATCGACCTTCCTTATATCCGAGTTGCTGAATGGGACGCTGATTACTCAGCTGACGACTTGGTTCAACAGACAATTAACTGTCCTGTCCTTCTCGACTTGGCTACAGGTACTTTCCTTACTGCTAAGGTTCGAAACCTCCAAACTAGCTACTAGTCTCCCCAAGGTGCTTTTGCTATAATACGAGTACCATAAATAAAAGGAGACCTAACTATGGCAGATCAAAGAGAAACTGTAGAATTCAAAACTAAGTCAGGACAGAACACCGCTGTTCTGAACACTTACCTTACTCGCCGCGAACGTCGAGCGATTAAGAACGCTATGTTCGGTGGTAAGGAAATCTCAGTAGACGGAAAAAACGACGTTAAAGCTTCTATCAGCATGGAGGCCACCGACCTAGCCGAAGATAAAACCTTCGAGCTTGTGATCGTGGAACTCAACGGTTCGAAGGAAGGTATTCTCGAACGTATGCTGGAGCTTCCCGACGACGAAGCTGGCGAAATTAAGGAAGAGATCGACCGACTGACTAACCCCGAGCAAGACCCAAAAAAAGCGTCTGGCTCGAAGGCTACCAACGCCTCTTAAGGGGCGAGCCGTCCAAGAAGATTTCCTCCAAACATTACGACGCCCTAATCGTTGAGAAAACTGGTTGGCCTTACGAAGTTCTAAGAGCACAACCAGAATGGCTATTAGAAGCTTTATCTACTATTATAATTACAGATAAGCAAGCCGAAAGAGCGTTTAGGAAGGAAATCAAACAGATATGGACCAACAGCAAGCGTTAGCGGTCGTAATCAAGGCTCAGGACGAAGCCTCCGCTACGTTGAAGAAAATTCAGCGAGAGCTTGCTAATACGTCCTCCTCTATCAAAGGCGTTGGCGACAATTCGGAAAGCTTAAACCGCTTGAACGGTACTTTCGACGGTATCGGGACGGCGGTTTCTCGCTTTGGTATGATCGCTGGAGCGGCTACGGCGGCCGCTGGTATCGCCTCTGTTAAAATGGCTGGAGACTTCCAACAGTCCCTAAATATATTGGGGTCTGTTACGAACGCTACAGCTGGTCAAATGGCCATGTTATCCGACAAGGCTAGGGAACTCGGTCAAGATGTTTCGCTACCGGGTATCTCCGCTAAAGACGCGGCCGCCGCTATGACGGAACTCGGTAAAGCTGGTCTCTCCGTAAATGATATTATGGGAGCTTCGAAGGGTGTCCTATCGCTCGCCAAGGCTGGCCAGATTGACGTCGGAACAGCCGCGACTACGACGGCTCGAGCATTAAACGCCTTCGGCCTAGCTGGTTCAGAAGCTTCACGAGTTGCTGACTTACTCTCAGCTGGTGCTAACGCTTCGACGGCTTCAGTCGGCGATATGGCTATGGGACTTCAGCAAGTAGGAGCTTCAGCCGCTACTATGAAAGTTCCGCTTCAAGATACCGTTACCGCCTTGGCTATGTTCTCCAACGCTGGTATTAACGGTTCTGACGCTGGTACTTCACTCAAGACTATGTTCGCTCGGCTTGTTCCTCAAACTGACGACGCGGCCGCTACTATGAAAAAACTCGGCCTTGATTTCTTCGACGCTAAGGGTAACTTCGTTGGCCTACAAGAAACTTCTCGCCAGCTTCAAAAATCTCTCGGCTCTTTATCTACTGAGCAAAAAACAGCCGCTCTAAATACGATCTTCGGTTCGGACGCTTCCCGAGCGGCCGCTATATTCGCCAGCCAAGGAGCGACGGCGTTCAACGATATGAGCAAGGCCGTTAATAAATCAGGAGCGGCTACCGATCTTGCGGCCGCTCAGAACTCAGGCTTCAACGGTGCTTTAGATAACCTTATCAGCACGTTAGAGACCGTCGGTACTGACTTAGGAACGAAAGTCCTCCCTCCACTCACTAAATTCATTCAAGCCCTCTCAAATGGCGTTAAACCAGCCGTAGACTGGGCGATAAACAACTTCCCTATCCTCGCCGCTGTGATTACTTCAGTCGGTGTAGCTATTGCTACCTTCAAGATTGTCGCTTTCATAAGTGCTTTACAGGCTGTCGGCTTCGCGGCTACCAACGTCGGTATCGCTTTCAATTTCCTAATGGCTAACCCGATTATCCTGGTCCTGGCGGCTCTTGCTGGAACTCTGGTATTCCTCCAACTCAAGTTCGATATTTTCGGTAAGGCGATCGCTCTCGGTAAAACTCTGATCGACGGTTTTAACCCAGCTGTCGAAAGTGCTAAGAACTTCCTCGCTGGGCTTGCAAGCGGTGGACTTGATCTCGCTAGGGGGGCGGTCGAAACATTCAACTCAGCAATCGACGCTTCTAAGAAATTTATTACCGATCACAAAAACGAAATACTTATCGCCGCTGGGGTACTGGCTACGATCTTCGGACCGACGCTCGTAATGCTCGGAGTTCAGGCTATCGCCGCTGGTGTTCAAATCGCCGCTGGTGCTGTAATGGGAGCGGCCGCTTGGGTTGCTAACGCCGCTGTCGCTACTGGAGCTTGGCTCGCTAACCTTCCGAGGGTTGTCGCTTCGGCCGTATCAACGGCTATCGCAAATACTGTTCAGGCGGCTATCGCTGGTGGAGCTTGGATATTACAAGCAGGTCGTTCAGCTCTCGCTTGGATAGCTCAGTTCGCAATTATGAAGGGTCAGGCGTTACTTGCTGGGGCTACAATGGTCGCTCAGGCTTCACTCGCTGGCTACGCTTGGATAGCCCGAGGAATTGCTGTCGCTATACCTTGGCTGATCGCTTTTGGTTCTATGGTAGTCGGTGCTATAGCCGCTGGTATCTCAATCGCGGCCGCTGGTATCGCCGCCGCTCTACCTTGGATAATTGCCTTCGCTCCAGTAATTGCGATTATCGCCGCCGTTGCGGCCGCCGCTTTCCTGATCGTCTCAAACTGGGGAGTTATCACCGAGTTTATGGGTAAGCTTTGGGACGGTGTTCTCAGCGTGATTAACGGCTTTATTGGCTGGGTTCGTGGAAACTGGCCTCTATTACTGGCTATTATTACTGGTCCTATCGGACTGGCTGTTAAATTCATTATCGACCACTGGCAACAAATAAAAGACGGTGCTTCGAATATGATAGGTGGCTTAGTAAGCTTCTTTGGCGGTCTCCCCGGTCGAGTAATGGGAGCTATAGGAAGCTTCGGCTCGTTGCTCTACAACTCAGGTCGAGACCTGATTAACGGTTTCATTAACGGAGCTGGCTCGCTTCTATCAAATATCGGAAACTTTTTCCTCGATAAAGTCCCCGGCTGGATAAAAGACCCGTTCAAAAAAGCTCTCGGAATTCATTCACCGAGTACCGTTTTCGCTGGCTATGGTAAGAACACCATTCAAGGTTTGGCCAACGGTATCAACGGAGCTAAGGGAATAATCAAGTCGGCTATGGGTTCAGTAAGCTCAGCCGTCTCTAGCGGTCTGAGTATTGTCGCTTCGCCAACGATCACGGCTAATATGGCTTCTGATAATCAAATGGCTATCAGTACCACTACAGGTAGTGCAAACAACGCTATTCAATCTTCAGGCACTCCTACCGCCGCTGGCTCGAGCAACGGCTCAGCTCCTCAGATAATTGTACCGATTACAGTCCAAGGTAATATAATTGGTAATGACAGTGGCCTTCGGGACTTAGGTATTATGATCGCCCAACAAGTTCAGAACGCCATGAAAGCCCAAGGAACAACTGATATAAATATGTTGAGGACTACTTAAAATGACTATAGACGGAAACACAATTCTAACCCCTCAAGGGCTCAAAGAGTATTACGACTACGCTCGTAATGATAACTTTTCGCTCAATCATACAATGCAACGAAATCAGCTTGGGAAAAAGAAGGTCGCTGAAATGACTTGGACGAATTTATTCCCCGACGAACTCGCGGCTATATTAGCTTGGGCTGACGATCTGAACAGTCATGTTTACGGAAATACCGATAGCTCTCGAGGCTTCTTAACGTTTACTGGCCTCTGTACTATTACTGACGACGGTCAATATCAAAAGGGAGGCTCGTATATGATAGACACCTTCAGCGTAAGAATTCGGGAGGTATAACGTGCAAGCCGTTAGCTCAGCCTTCACGACAGCGGCCGCCGCTCCAGCTAACCAGCCGAATTTCGGCCTTCTTGTTTCGTGGCTTAAAACCTTCGACCCGACTGTTCAGTTCTTTCAAATCGGGGTATCTCCTATCGGTGGTAATCACCCTATCAGGGGAAACAATACCGATATTACTCTCTTCGATAAATACAACTACGTCGTAGAAACTCCCCAAGTAAATAACCTGACAATCGAGCGAACTATATCTACTATTCCTATTGGTATTATGTCGGCTCAGCTTGATCTCGAGCTAGATAATACTACTAAGCGATACCTCCCCGGCTA